ATGAACTATATTAAGAAACTACAATTCGCGCTCCCGTTGGGACTCCTTCTCCTTTGTGCCCAAGGCGCGTTCGCACAAGTTGATCCTGCTGGTGAGGCCACTACGATGGTGAATACTGCCACAACGGTTTTTGGTCTAGTTGCAGCTCTGTCTGTTACGATGATCGGATTCTACTTGGTGATGCGTGTTGTGAAGGGCATTCGCAAGTAGGTGACGTTGTGCTGGCTGTGCATATAAAGTCGGCTTAAAACACTAAACGGGGGGTAGGTCTTAACCCCACCTGCCTCCCGTTTTTTCTGATTGAAAAGATATGGATTATGGGCAAATCATCGTTATATTTTTGGGCTTTTTTGTTTGTGGTGGCATTTTCTGGGCAGCTTCAGGGCGCTAGTGGTTCATTTTGGATTGAAAATAATGCGCTTTCGTTAAGCCTTCGTTGCCGGATTACAAATTTTGGATACGATGATGTAGTTCACGAATCCGTTGATCCCGACTCCGTTATAGTCGGTTGGACAGACGAAAATGTTCAGTCACAGGATCTCTATGAAATTTACGTTTTTGATTCCTCTGATGTTTTTGAGGATAATGTGCTTTTTTACGCTTCTGTTTCGGGGAATCAAATTTTGTTGGCATCGGCTGCGGGGGAAGTCGTTCACGTTAGTTTGTCTACGGGGATGTATGAAACATCCATCGGTCGGATAATTTTACAAAACACGACCAGCGAATCTGCTTCTTGGAATGGAAATTTCATTTCCCCAGAATCCACGAATGCGTTTGAGGTTCCGCAGGGAACATACGGGCTTGCCGTTTGGGATGAAGTAATTCGGCCTTGGGGTTCTTTGAGTTCTGTTCAAATTCTTCAGCCTGTGGACTTTTCACAGATTGGAACCCTGACCGCTGATCTTCAAAAAATGCTTTGGCTACATAACAACGGGGCAGAGCAATGGGTTATTTACACTTGGAACGCTTTGGGTAATGAATGGGTCTATGCGGCCATAGGGGGGCAGGGGGAGGGATCTGGTGCGACTGGTGGCGGTGGTGGTACTGGCGGTGGTGGTACTGGCGGCGGAGGTGGTGGTACGGGTGGCGGATCTTCTGTGACCGGAAGTGTGACCATTGGAGGTCAAAATTTTCCGATTCAACTTCAGGGCATTGCCTTGGAAACCACGCAGCTTCGGAATGAAATTTTGCTGGAAAATATTCGGCTTGGTTCGGTGACGAATAACAGCGAGTTAGCTGGGGTAAATAATTTGCTAACCTCGATAGAGGCTGTACTGACTAATACAAACGGATCACCTAACGCATTAAACGAGGTCACGGTTCGGAATGAGGTTTTTGCGAATGCGGCTGAAGCTGAAGTTGAACAGGAGGCTGGCGGATTTTTGGGACTTTTTAGGAGGGCGGTAGGATTTGAAAATTTAACGGGTCAAGTGGATTCGGCCATTTTCGATTGGAGTTGGACGGCTGGCTCGATGTCTCACACGATCAATTTCGATCCAAGGACGAAGCCGTTTGTTATGTCGATGGCCGCGCTAATGAAAGCCATCATTTGCACGTTCGTCTTTTACATTGTGATTATGTATTGCTGGGAATTTTACGACAAAGGAATGAAAACATTAGCAATGACTCCAACAGCAGGAACGGCGGGCGAAAGTATCGTTGGAACAAATTTGAACATTGCAACGGCGGCGGTCAATGCTGGTGCGATTATGTTTTGTATGTTGCTGTTTATGTCTGGAACAATTGCAATGATGACGTTTGAATTGACGGGCAGCATCCTTGCGGCATTTATGTCTGCCCCAACGGGTATTTTGGACGGGACGCATTCATCGTATAGTTCACTACCTGCTCAGCAGATGATAATTTTCATAGATACGTTCATCCCGTTGACGTGCATCATTGGCGGGGCATTCATAGTCGGAGTGATTAAGATTTTGGGTCACGCAATGTGGGTCGGGTGTACTGCGATTGTCAAATTCTGCAACGCCTAATGATAACGGTCAAAAATTTTTCAGGGGGAGATATCACGCTGGTTCAATTTGATCGGAGTTACACAATTCCGGAAGGATTGCACAAAATAAATTTGGACACTCTGGAGAGTGTCAGCGTTGTTTTCGATTCATCCGGTGGAGCGCCGCCGCCACCGCCAAGCGGTCAATGGTTCACAGCATACGGTGACCTCGTGGTCTGGCAGGATGGCTGGGAGTTCACGGAAGGACAGGCACCATCTTGGTTTTTTTTGGAAGGGTTCGTTTTGGGGATCTTGGTTTTCGGGACAGGGTACATTTTCAGGATTTTGCGCGGAGTGGCAAAGCAAAGCCCCGATATTTAGAAGTCGTCGGGATTGAAAGTCGAGTGCTGGCGTTTGCCAATCCGCAGGGGAAGTTGCGGAAACGGTGAAACCGACGACTTGAAAGAGTCCGAGAAAACGCAAAACATATACGGTGACGTTGCGAACCGCAGGGATTTTGGGACGTGACGTTTTTTGTTGTCTCGAAGAAACCGAGCAACGTGCGTCTGTTGTCCGATCTTTGTGGGGCTTCCTTGGTTTCTGGTTTCTGGTTTCATTTGGTTTCCAGCTATGCTGGCCTCTGGTTTCATTTGGTTTCCAGCTATGCTGGCCTCTGGTTTCATTTGGTTTCCAGCTATGCTGGCCTCTGGTTTCTGGTTTCACGGGTGGTCGAAAATTTTTTTTTTGAGGAAAGGAGAAAGGACGGCCCCCGCGAAGGAACCGCCCCAGATGTTTTTTGTCTCCTCCTTTAAGTGTTTGTTTCCTCAAATGGGTCTGTCCAATATGGGGTTCCTTGATATTTCATCCGCTCAAAATCTTCGAAGGCTTCACGAGTTCCGCAAGCGGGGCAGATTTCGGTGAAGTTATCGCGGCGCGACAAAGCAGCATATCCTTTTATGAATTCGTCTCCGCATCTTGGGCAGGGAATGTGATTTCGTGTATTCATTTTGCCACCTCGCTGAAGTCAAAGGATTGTTGCTCGTTCAGATGTTCGGCGATTTCTTGCCAATTTACGTCGTCGATGAATGCAAGTGCGTAGTGTTCAGCAAGACACGTTTCATTACTATTGGGGAAATCGTTTTCGATTGTTTCCTCGGTGTAAACACGGCAGAAGTCTGCGGTGTAATCTTCGTTGGTGTTGATTTCTTCGTTGGTGTTGGGAAACGTTCCGTCAAAGACTTCAAGGTTAACCCTCCAAGTTGAGTAGTTTGTCCAGCCGTTGTGTTTTTCGTTGTTCATTAGAGCACCTCCTTTCCGTCAAGGTTGTCAAAGCAAGTGTCGCACAATTCGTTTGGGTCTTTAGAAGTTCCGCAGTAACCGCAGGAATTTCCGTCCGAGTTATACCATTGTTTGAATCGTTCAATTAACGGAAGGGGTTCAAATCCTACAAGGTTGTCCCATCCAGCGCCGCCGCAAGGTGAAGTGTCCTCGAGAAACGCTTGATAGCGTTCGTCGCTTTGGGCTTTTGTCAAGGGGTTTCCGGCCTCATCGTAGGCGTGCGGCACCAATGGGGTGGAGGAGGATGTTTTTTCCGTTTTGATTTGGTTTTTATTATTTTTCATTTTTTTGTTTTTGAGATTTCTCTCTCTCACAAGGGCGGAGAACAGGGAAAGCCGGAAAAGGAACTTTTCCATCCATATAGCAGGAACTGCAAATTCCGTGCCATTTTTTTGGTGCTTTCTCCAAAAACTTGGCGCGTAATTTGCTTTCCTCCACTCTCTTTCCCTGTTCGGAGTGAGAGAGAAATCTCAAAATCAAAAAAATTAAAAAAGCCCTTTCACTACGGGGAAAAGATTTTCTGGTCGTTGGTTTCTGGTTTGCGGGTTCCAAGGCTTGCCCTGGTACCCGCTGGTTTCTTGTTGACTTTCTGGTTTCTGCTTGGTTTCCTTTGCGCGGGTGGCTATTCATTTTGTAACGGGGAGGCCGGGGGCCGGTAAAGGGTTGTACACGATGCGGTTGATCGTGCAGGAACTGCGCGGGACAAATCGCCCAATCATCACAAATTTTCCGATTCTAAAAGACAAGCTCGCGGAGTATATGCATGAAGAATTTGGGGAAAGTTTTGATATTCTCCAGCGCATCATCTTGTTGGATGATAAGGAAGATCTAAAAAACTTCTATCGTGTTCGTAAGACTGATGCAAAAGGGAAGTTGGTATTTCTTGACGTTGAACTGGACTCAAAGGAAAAGGCAGTTGGCTATGATATCGACGGCGCGCAGGATGGGGGGGTGTATTATGTTCTAGATGAAGTGCACATTGTCTTTGGTGCTAGGGACTGGCAGGAATTGGGCCGCGCGGTTTTGTTCTACGCCTCCCAACATCGCAAACTGGGTGACGATGTGATTTTGATTTCTCAAGCTCCCAAAAATGTAGATTCCCAATTCAGATCCATCGCGCAGGATTACACGGTCTTACGTAATCACGGGATGGAGAAGTTTATGTTTTTTCGGCAACCCAATATGTTTGCCCGTTCAACCTTTATGAATATGCCAACGGGTTCACGTTTGGATTCTGCGCTTGAAAGTTCCTATTTCAAATTGGATATCAAGCAAGCCGATTGTTATGAAACGGCGCGCGGCGTTGGGCTCGGCCCAAAAGACGGGCAGCAAGCTGACAAGAACAAAGACGCGCGCGGCGGGATCTCTTATTGGTGGATTCTTCCGGCCTTTCTTCTGCTTGGTTATCTGGTTTATCTGGTTCCGACCTATTTTGGCAAAAAAGGGGTTGAGGCTCTTGTTGGCCAAGCGGATGAAAGCAAGAAGAAGTTTACAAAGGTTATCACAGGGCAAACGAATAATGTTGACAACTTGCGTACAAATCGGGTAGTGCTTTCCTCGTCCGTTTTGCAGGGGACTAATACGGTGGAAGTTCCGTCAGCCGTAGAGGCCAAAATTGAAAGTGTAGAGCGGACTATGATTTTGAGCTACCGTCTGATTCCACGGAAGGGCGGTTTTGAGTTCACGGTGATTGCTGATGACGGAAGGTTCTTCTCTTTGGAGGAACAAACCTTAAAGAGTGTAGGGGCAGGGTTCGTAACAACTGAAGATGATGAAAAACTGTATTTCAAAAATCGCTTTAACCTTCCTTCTGTCCTTCGGGATCTTGAACGGCGCTGAACGGACAGGGCAGAAAATTGATCCACGAACAAACAAAAAATATCGCCCGATTGCGTCAAAACGTATCCGGCCATTGGTTGCCATCGTTTGCATAAAGTGTTGTGATTTCAATGGTGACGGCAAGGTGAGCATGGCTGAATTGTCGGCTTGGAAGCAACTGAACAGGCTAAAGAGGTGAACAAACTGGGGTAATGGGTAAAAAACACGCAACTAGACTTTTGGAATTGGCAAAAGAGGTTTACCCTCTTGAGGTTATGGACTATGCGGAGGTCGTTGTTTATCTGCAAAAGATCGGTGATCTTACCCATAGCGAAATTTCAGAATTTCTTCGTTCTAAAGGGGTTGCGCTTCATCAAAACGATGTTTTTCAAGTCTTAAACCAAGTGCGTCGTTCTGACCATCTGGAAGAAATTGAATCTGCCAAAATCCTAGGTGATAGGGTGATGGAACATAGAGAAAAAAACTTCGGTGGGTTGTCTGCTGAAGAACTAATGAAAGGGTAAAATATGCAACTGGAACTAGAGTGTGTTGACGTCATTGACCATACAATCACGGGGAAAGACAACCCGAAACAAGGTGAAATTGTCAAGAGGATCACGTTTCTTGATACAGATCGAAAGGATATGTGTCGGGCGTTTTTTTCGCTTGATGTCGATCGAGCCACAGAGATTCAGAGGGGGCAGAAAAGACAGATTGGAATGACCAGTCTTTCTGTTTTTAATGGAACTGCATACATCAAGGGCACACTACATCCGCTCGCTGGAAAATAGTATGTCCTTACGAATGCCAGCGCCGGAGACGTTACTCGTTAAGAGTGTGAATTGGGACTTTTTCATTACCCTTACGCACGCTCCTTCAATGGATGATGATTTTTACCAACTGATTAAGACTGACGGGTCTTGGTCTGTTTACCAACTTGGTAAGTGGTGGGATCAACCAACCTTTGAAGATCAGATGAGTCGTCTTTGGCGTTGGCATCGTAAATGCGCTCGCTATCTAAAGTTAAGACCGAATGAATTTTGCACGGCTATACGTTGGGAAGTTGGGCGTGGGGGACGAGAACATTTTCATGTTCTTGTTCGCATTTTGAATCCTACAAAGCGGACGCGCGCCTCTATGTATACCATCCGGCATATATGGGCAACGGTGCTCCATTACGGGCATTGTCACGCAAGGCGCGCGGACGTTATGGCAGACGACTATATAACAAAACTCCTCTCTGAATACGAAGAAAGCCGATATGAGGATAGTCGGCATACGTCTGTTTTTTTTAACGATCCGTGCTTTCGGTATTTGAAGCGGATCAGGTCAGCCGGATCTCGTGTGGCGGAGCCTGTAACAAGCCTCTAGCAAGGCGACGAGTACAATACCCTAACTTGGGGCCCCGCATCCCCCGCGCCGCGAA